TGTTTGGGCGCTGGTTCGCATTATCCGCAAAGCTGCTTTTGACTCGATCAACTGCGCGAGTAACCGCTGAGCCTGCATAAATGTCGCTTGCCCGAGTCCCGGGCTGTCCGTCTCTATCTTCACGCGCCATGCTAGAGCCTCACGTATCGAGTTTTACCTGTCCAGTTTGCGCGAGCAAGCGGTGATTCGCCAGCATGCATGTGCGCGTAGTCACGCTTTGCGGCTCGGACAGATTTCTCATAGCCTTCTCGCATCGACTGACTGGCGGCCATGTTGGCGCCTTCCGGGTCGTTGTTCCGCAGTGCTCGCCATGCTGCATAGTCCGCCAGCATAAGCTGGTAGTCTTCAGGAATTTCCAGCGCCATATCCATAGTCTGCCGGGTCATCTGCTTCAATGGCAAACGCATGACGCGCAGCTGCACGACATACACTTCGTTCGGCACAGGGCTCAGCCGCAATCTCTTTGTCGCTACCTGCGCACCGTAGCACGTTGGGCGGCCCTCATAAAACATCCGCGACACCTGTCCGCGTGTGCCGTCGCGCATAGGGTGCCAAGTCTGCCGCCCTTCGGTATCGGTCTCGATGATCCCAGCTTCCTCGATACGTAGAATGCGCGGGTCCAGCTCGTACTCTTGCTGGCCCACTACTGTAGGGAACGTAGTGAACTCGGATGTGTCGTCGCTAAGGCAGAACGTGCGCCGCGCAAAATTGCGATACGCCTCGTCCAGGAACCGTATCAGCTCCGTGTCAGACCACAGCTGCGGGCTGGCAATGTCTCGCAGCACCGAGCACCGCAGGTGGCCCAGCAGCTCAGACTGCTTCATTACTCATCGTCCAAATCATCAAGCCCTTCCAAATCACCCAGGTCGTCACCAGACGGGTCGTCCTTGGCGGCCGCATCAGCTTCTTCCTGCTCCGCCGGAGCGCGCATTGACGCCTCCGCCGCAGCATCCTCAACAGCCTGGGCCGCGGCCGCAGCTTTACTTTTTTCAGCCGTTTTCTGGGCGGCTGTTTTCCGGCCACGGCGTGTTTTCGCCGTCGCTTCTTTAATCTCTTTTGGAACCGGCTCAAATGACTCCATCTTTTCGTGCAGGGCCATAGAGGGGTTGTAAGGGTAAATCTCACCAGTGTCTTTGTGCCGTAGCATAGTCGCCATGGTCATCTCCAGAAAAGTAATAAGGGGGCCGAAGCCCCCTAGGATTAGCCGGTGTGCACACCAACCACAACAACGCGGAGCTTAGCAGCGGCCAGCGAGGCCGCGGCAGGTGTCGCAATCAGCTCAGTGTCAGCTGTATACAGCTTCCCTGCAGCGGCGTAGGCGCCGCCTCCAAGGTAACGCCCTGCCGTGGCGACAGCTTGCGCCGCAACCCAACCGTTGGGGTCAGTAGAGTCACCCACATCAACCGTCACAGTCGCTTCGCCAGTGATTACCTGCAGTACAACGTCCTGCACAACCATCCCCGCCGGGATATCCATAAGTCGGATGGTGTCGGTGGCAGCTACGCCACCATCAATCCTGTCCGCCTCAATGGTGTTCTCGAGGATAAGGTACGCCGGATAGCCAGCAGCACCGCTACCAGCAGATTGCGCGATGGGTTCACCACCGCGATACGCTTCAACATCAGCCATGATCTAACTCCTTATTAGCCTGCTGTAACGTAGGCGGTAGCCAGCGCTTCAGGCTTGGTGACTTTGTGACCATACACCATCAGGCCGCGCATGATATCCCCAAAAGTGGATTCCGCGCGCAGGTCTTCGGTTTTGGTCAGCTGGGTCGCGAACGTGATGCCTGCCTGAGTGCCGGCGATGACACTGTAGGTCGTGTCCCCACCATCCGTGTAGCGAGGCAGCAAGTTGCTGTTGTACACAGTGAAGCGATCGATGATGCCGATACGCCCATTGCGCAGCGGTGACGTACCGTCACCCGTCAGCGATGCGTCTTTCAGGTCGGACAGCTTGAGCAGCGTCGTCACCCAGAAAGGCAGGAGTAGGAATCGACCCGTCTCAGGGTTATTCTCCTCGTCCAGCGCCTGACCCAGATACATGATCATATTGAGCACATTAGCTGAGGTGATCGCCAGCGGCGTGCCAGTGACACCCAGGTTCAGGTTTCCAGAGATACGCCCAGCCGTCGCGCCCTTGTTGGTAGCAGCTACGTCAGGTGGGATGGTGCCGAGTACACGCGTGTCGAGCTTGATTTTCATCTGCTCGGACGCATCCTCAGCCCAGATGTTCATCTGGTCAATGTCCTGCTGCTTCTCAACGATATCATCGATGATGGTATCCCAGTAGAAGCCCTTGTCGATCAGCAGCTCGAGCACCGGCGCCGTAGGGCGTTGGTGAATCAAAGACTGACCAATCTGGTAGTCGCGAATTTCAAGCGTCGGTCGCTGACGGATGATTACCTTATCACCCATGTTGCGAATTTCGCCTTCGTAGTCCGTGTTTGAAATCTGCGTCAACACGGTCCCATCGTAATACTTGTCGATGAGCTTGGTAGACCAAATCTCCGGGATGAATACCCCGGAATAGTTGGGCTGACCCGGTACGCGAGGATAAGCCATGTTTCTTTACTCCTAGTTAACTATTGAGGTCGACACGTCCTTCGGTTTGAGCAAGCGCAATCTCTCGCTCAAGGGCTGCAAAATCTTCGGCGGACATCGCTTTCTCACGAGTTCCACCGACGCGTCTATTTTTGTAGACGCCGGCGATTTCACTGACGGTCCAGATTTTTTGATCGCGAGCCTCAGCAGCAGGCGCAGCGGCTTGCCGCGTCTTCTCCGGTGCGACCTGAGCCTCCAGGTCAGTGTTCCGGGTCTGACGTTTCGCGGTCTTCACTTCCTCGCTCTTACCTGTCAACTTCTCGTACGAGTTGAATACGTTCGCCACCGTCGCATGGTCCAGCGCTTTCACGCCGTCCGCGAACACACGCTGCATGGCGGTGTTCTCTTTGAGCCAATCAATGAAACTGTCGTCGGCGTCCAGTTTACGCCAACTAGGCGACAGCTGGTCCAACTTGGTATCAAAGCGCTCTTGCGCGGTGAGGTGCGTCACCTCGGAAGTCTTGTCGACCGTACCTTTCAACGCCTTGAGTTCGTCCTGGATCGGTCCGATCATCTGGGTAGCGATGGTTTTTGCTACCTCATGAACGTACTCAACCATGTCCTGACCGAAGGCATTTACTTCGTTGTCGGTGTAACTAGGCTTCTGTGGCTCAGCCGGCTCCTGTGCTCTCGAGTTGTTGTGGTCTTGAACTTGGGCAAGCAAATCGCGTAGCTGCTCTATCTGCTGGTTCTGAGCGCGGAGCATGCCGTCTGCTGACTTCCACCGGGCTTCCGCCACCCTTGCCCGTTCCTTGAGGTCAGTGTCCTCGTCGGCTTCGGGGGGTGGTTCTTCCTGGCGTACCGCAGGCGGCTCGTCCTGGGCAGGCGGCTCTGAGGGTGCGTCGTCGACAACGGTCAGGTCAGGTCCGGTTTCATTGGCTGGTGATGCAGCCGTAGGCTCCGATTGCTGCTCTCCTTGCGGTGCAGACAATTCCCGAATGCGTCGATCCGCTTCCTCTGCTGCTTGCTTGACTCGCTCTGGTTTCATCATTTGCTCCTTTGCCGGTGCCGTTGTCACTCAACGCTTTCCGGGAGTTCACCCACGCCTATGTGGCGTCGGTTTGTATGAGTGAGAGTATCTCGCGTAGTCTCCGACAACCGCCTTGCAGCACTCTTAGTTGGTCCATATCAGTCATGGTTACCAGTTTGTCCTGCTCAGCTACCAGTTCGCGCTCAAGGAAATCAATCAAGACACGATTTTCACGTAACCTGTTTATTTCCCTGTGCTCTTGCTGTGTCGGTCTCACACGTTCCTCCCACTCGTATGGGCGTAATGTCTGTTAAAAACTCAACCGTGTCAAGGCGTTAACGCGTTTGGGCTGAAGTTGTCTGTCACCGGCGTGCCGTCGGCAAGCTGCTCACCGCCGCCGATAGACGGCTGGCTCTGGTTACCTTGCGTGCCCTGCTGCTGTTGCGCCAAGGCCTGCTGTTGCGCCATGTTGGCATCGAGCTGTTCTTTCGGCGGCACGATGTCATCCGTATTGAGGCCCAGGCCCTCGGCTACGGCGCGTAGCACCTCCGCACGTCCCTTGGTTCCGGTGATGCTTTGGTCGATCGGGTTCGCCGTGACATTCAGGAATTCGTTCCTGCGCAGCTGCAGGCTCTCCAACTTCATGAGACTCACCGCACCGCGAGCAACCACCTGCGCATCGCCTTTGATCGTCGGGTCTTCGGCGTACATCATGTTGTGGTTGTATAGTTTCGTCAGCATAGGCGACAGCACCTCGGTGTCCACGTTCGACACGACCCCCTTGAGGCCTTTGCTTGCGGCGTCCATCAGCATGCTGAGTCCTGACGCAGTCCTGCTTGGCCCTGACATCTTGTCGGAGCCGCCCATGTACCGCGGCACCATAGAGAAATCGTCGGCAAAACGGTAAAACGTCTCAATGACATTCATCAGGTCCGTTGCGTTACTCTCTGGCTGGAAAAAATCAATCGCCTTGCCCTGCGTGCCAAAGTCCGAATCCTCCACCTGGTGAATAGCCCACGGCTGCAGGCGAGTCACGTCCTGCCCCGGCGCCAGCCTGTCAATGTTTACCTCTACCTGCGGCCCAGATGCCATGGCCATGTTGTTGACCAGCGAGCGCACAGCAGCATTCACCACGCCCTGCACGTCATCCAGGATGTCCGGCAGCGCGAAACCCCAGAACTCCCCGGGGACATGCTCGTAGCTGGTTTTAAAATACGGCCTCTGGTTGAGTGGGTCGTAGTTGATCTGCGCCTTGATGACCCAGTTGCCGCACAGCCACACACAGGACTCATACATCGCTTCGCGGTCGTCTACGCGCTCATCGTCCAGGCCCCACTCAATCAGGTCTTTGCCCAGTACGGGTCCGCTATACTCAATGACATCAAACTCAAATACCTTGCGCTGCTGCAGCTCCGGCACTTGGTCACCAAAGTACGCATTGCTGGCGCCCAGCCCCATCCAGTCATGCAGGCCACCTGTCTGGTTTTCACGCAGGCACGCTCGGATGGCGCTCTCATCATACCCAGGCGCGCCGATAAGATCGTAGAATTGCGAGTATGTGTACGTATGGTGCTCAATAAAGAAGCCATCTTGTGGGCTCTCCGCGCCGGGCGCTGGGTATGCTCGGAACGGGTCCACGCGCTCAAACGTCGGCTTGATGACCTTTTTTACGGATGGCTCCAGTGTACCCGTGTCGTCAGGAGCCTCCCACTTCAGGACTTTACGCCGGCGTAGGACAGGACCTTTCAAGATGGCGCTTGGGTACGTTGCCAGATCGATCAGGAAGCGTGACAGTACCTGCTCAAAACCCGCCTCGACCATCTGGTCTGCCATGTGCTTTTCCATACGCTGGGTCGTAGAGCGCGCCTTGTCCATCAACTCCTCTTCGTACCGATCCATTTCGGCGGAGAGCTGAGCGCGGACCATGACCGGGTCCGGCATCTCGTTCGTACTCGCGAATGCTTGCGCCACCATCTGAGATACCTTGGCTTTTACCTGCGCCTCTGCGTCTGGTGGGAAATCTGGCTTGGGTGTCGGGTTCAGCGTCCAGGGTCGGTCGTTCTGCCCCATGAAAATATCTCGCAGCCACGCCTCCACAATCCGAATCTTGTTCGCCGTGACCCGCGCGTACTCCTGGGAGCCGCCGAACTCTTCGATGTTCGCGAGCTTTTCCGGGTCATAAATGCCCAGCAGGGCACGGTGTGCGCGCCGTATGCGTGGTAGTGCCGGCTCTTTCGCCTGGCGTGCAACTTCCCACGCCTCAGTGACGTGCTTGGCCAGCCCACTCATAAGGGGTCGGTTGTTGTCTTCCCGGGCATCCTGTGTAGCTTTCTGCGCCGCCTGCTCCGCTTTTACCAGCTCGGAGTTCGGCACCACGCGGATGAGCCCCATCGCACTTTGTACCATGCCTTCCTCCGTTAAATTGATCTCGATTCGCGGTAGCTGGAGCCGTAAGATGAGCTGGATGTAAAGTTATCCGCCATGCTCGCGCTCACGTTAACCGCACTCATCGCCGATGCAGCCAGCTGCGATACCGCCTCCGTCGCCGATTCAATGCTCCGCAGGCCGAGAGAAGTGACGTGTTTCAGCTGCTCCACCTGCAGCTCAGAATTCTGCAGTATGGCCTGCAGCCGCGCGCGCTCCCCTTCAATCAGCACAGCGGCGTTTCGAGATTCGCCGGTGACGCGAGCCTCCTCTCGAGACAGCTCAGCAGAGTACCGTGCGATCTCGGCTTGGTACACCGAAACTTCTGACTCCAGTTTCGCTACGCGTGTCTGCATTCCGCGCGACCACGCCTGCACGCGAGTGTCGTAATCGCGCACTTTCGAGTCATTAACCGCCACCTGTGTCTCGATCTTGCTGGCCTCCACGGCGGTCTGTGCCCTGAATGCATCAACCAACCCTGCGAATCCCTGCACCTGGGAGCTGTATACATTGGCCCGAGCCTCCTCGCCGCGGACCTGGCCCTCGAACACGTCGAGCTTCAGCCGCTCGTTGTCTATCTTGGCGCGGTGGATGTCCAGCTCCGTGCGGTACCGGTCAAGCAATAGTGCCTTGCTCTGCAGCTGTGTCTGATTGGCCTCGACGCGCGCTCGGTATACATCCACGACAGTTTCTATCGCACCAACTCGCGCGGTGTATATGCGTACCTGCTGCTCGTTCAAATCACCACGCAGGCGGCTGGCCTCCAGCTGGCCTCGATAAATCTCTACCTTGGCGAGCTCGCCTCGCAGTTTCTCAGAGAATGCCTCAATATCCGCCTGGTAAATCTGCAGCTCTGTGCGGAAAACCTCCAGGCGGGCATCGAATATTCCGCGCGCTACATCAAACGCCCGGTTGGCCATATCGCGACCGGCCCCGTGCAGCTGGATGTACTGATCGAACACCTGCCCCTGCAGCGCGATTCCCTGCTGTACACCGAAGCGCAGGTTCTCCAGCTCTTGCTGGTGCACTGCAATTGTAACTTCCCTGTTGGTCTGACCTCGATTGTCTCTGCTGGCCTGACGTATCTCGCTAAGCCGCGCCAGCATGGTGCTTCCTGGTAGCGTGAAGCCGCGTGAAGCCCAGTCAGACATTGTCTGCATCACCGCCTGATCCGTAGCTTTCTGCTCACGTGCAATACCGCGATCGAAAAGCGCCTGCTCAATCTCAGGTGGTAAGCCCGTGCCGCCATCCAGCATTGCGCCTAGTCGCGTCATTGCCTTACTACCATCCACGTTCCGCAAGTTATGCTCTTGCTCAGCCAGCAGGAACGCATCGTCTACGCGGTCAAATATGGCGGCGCGTGACTCGTTGGCGTTGCGCACATAATCGTTGTCGTAGATATACGGTAGTGGGTTATTGAATTCCGGGCGGTCTACGTCAAGCTGGTCGATGGCCAGCTGCAGCGCCTCTGGTATGTCCAAATCTGTTTCCAGTGCAGGGAAGTCAGGCAGGCGGAGTTCTTCCTCGCTTGGCTCCGGGACCGGTGCGACTGTCAGCTCGGATGGGTTCGGCGCTATACCTGTAAACACCAACGACGCGATGTCTGGCGCGTTGGGTGTTCGGATGCTTGGTGCACTCGGTGCACGCTCGTTAAAATCGTATTTGTCCAGGCCGCGAGTGTCTATCTCAGGCAAGGCAGGCTCTTGTGGCGGGTCCGTGAGTTGTATTGTTCCCGTGAACTCACCGACGTTCGTAGGGTCGGCGAACGGTGTAAACTGCGGGATCACCGAGAAATCCGGGATGTTTCCGAGCTCAACTCCAGTGACCTCAAAATTTTGCAGCTCTGAGATAAGCCCGGTGGCGGTGCGGGTGAAGTCAGTCGCTTGATCTACGAACCATTCAAAGTGATCGTCGATTATAGGCCGCGCCGTCGGTAGGCCGATCAGATTCCATCCAAGCGACATATCAAACCCTCCGCTGCAGCATCAATGGGTGCATCTCAAACTCGTCAATCTCGAAGTCACTGCCGTCGACGTTTTCTAGCTCGAACTGCCAGTACCGTGATTTCAAACCCATGGCGAGTGTGACCCTCTGCTCCCTTGGTGTATTTGCTGTCAACTGCTTTGCCTCAAACCAATGCTCTACCAGCTCACCACTTTTGGCCGCGCGGACCTTAAGCATCAGGCGACCATCCGAAGTGTATCCTAGATAGGCCGATCGCACACGTTTCAAGCGGCTGGTACCAAAGTCCACCATGAGGCTCTTTATGCGCGCACTGATCGGATCGCCTGCGTCAGTCTCGCCTTCCAGACTATACAGGCCTGTCTCGGAGGCGCCGTAATAGACCCCGTCGATCTGGGCAAATGAGTTGAACTTGAAGTTTTCGTACTGATAGACCGCGCGGTCGCCCTCAGTGTTCATAACCCAGCCTGTGAACTGCTCGTCCGCCAGCTTGAGGGAGACCGAAGCCGTCGCCGTCTCCAGCAGCTCCGCCATGTATCTCGCGGACAGCTCAATATCGTCAGTAGCCATCGCTGACTCAGTCAGTGTGACCATCAGCGTGAGGTGCGTCTCGAGCTCGTCTACCACCACCGCCGCTTCGGTGAGCTCTGCCACCAGAGTGCGTGCCAGCTCTATCGTCTCTGCGACTGTGGCTGATTCCGTAATCTCGCCTGCCGCGGCGTGCCTGGCTGCATCATGCGCGACAGCCTGCTCGATCAGCTCGACAACCGCCTGGTACCCGGTCTCTACCCCCGAAACCGCCAGAGCCTGCTCAATAAGGGTGAGTACATACACAGAGTCGAGCTGTGCTGTCGCCTCCGCTGCTTCCGTCAGGTCAACCCTGTACGCCAGCGCCACGGTCGCACTTGCCGCGGCTAACTCAACCAGATTTACCTGCGGGTTATAGTAGGTCTGCACCTCCTCCAGCGCGTTTGCCGCTTCTGTCAGGTACTGCACATACGTGCCTTGTGTCCCGCTGCTCGCAATGCCCTGCTCGACAACATCGTATAGGCCGGCGCCCAGTTCAGAGCCGGAAAAGCTGTTTGGCACCACAACCTCAAAATAGGGGGTCGCCTCCGGCGCCGTAGCCCCTCCCGAAGCAGTGACGACAAACGGCGGCATCGTCAGGAATGCACTGCTGTAATCTCCATCCGATGCTAGTAACTGTAGCGGCCCCAACGTGAGGTCCGCGCTACCGGTGTGGTCAAACAGTGTGCCGAACGCCGTAAGCTGCAGGTAGAAAACACCGCCGGTCAAGGATTCCGGCGATACGTCGGCCTCACTGGCGAATACCTGCAGTGCTGGAAACTCAAGTACGCCGCTCGCCAAGGCCCCCGTCGCCCCAAAACCATCGACGCCTGTAGCTTCGAGGAGGAGTGGGCTAAAGGCTATATTCACCTGGCCGGTTGACTCCAACCCGCCCAGCGCAGTATCCGTATCAACTTCAAAGCCCCCGGTAACTGGGTTGTCGCTGACGTCAGTCGATATCCACGTCGTACCGTCGTATTCAAACTGAACCGTGTCGCCGTCAGGGATTGCGTAATCTGTAGCCGACCCGTCGATCGTCTCAGCCCCACCATCGACCGTCACAGCACCACCGGTCGCTGTAATCGTTACCGTGTCTCCCGCACTAGGGTCGTCTGGTAGGGTGATCGTGACGGTCCCGTTAGAGGCATCCACGTTTACGCGGTATACATCAGTGCTCCCGGCGGTCAGACCTTCCCAGGCATAGCTGGTAATGCTGTCGTCAGGCAGAAGGAAACCAGCAACCAGCCGAGTTGTACCGGAGTACCCTGACGCGTATTTCGCTAAAAGCGTGTCCCCGGCTATCCCTGTGCTGCCGTCACTAGCAAAAAGTGTGCCGGTGCTCGCCCCTGCCGTGAGGTATACTTCGCCCCTGAAGTGCGCAATGTTGAACTGGGTGGCGGCGCTGGTGACGGCTGATACAACTGCGTTTGCCCCCGTCGCGGGGTTGCGCACCACCACAGAAGCTCGGACAGTAGCCGTTTGCTTTTCGAGGCGGATGCCAAACCAGGCTTGGTCAGGGTAAACTGGCGCTTCGGCGCCTGGGACTAGCCCGACAAAGATACCGCTGACTATGTCAGCGATGGAGAACGAGAACTCCCAGTCCCCACCACGCGTCTCAGCGCTGTTGGCGGTATGCGACCAGTCAGCCCAGAGCGCAGAAGCCATGTTTATCTACATCCAAAGGGTATGCTAGGCGGCACAGGAAAAGGGCAGCCCGCCGGAATGGAGCCCGCTGGGTAGGACAGCTCAATGTGCCAGTTTCCGCAACTGTCCTGAAAGCGTATCGCGGTTGGGACCGGGCAATTTGAGCCTGTTTCTAGCCCAGTACCTGCAGTGACCTGATTTCCCGGTTGGAGAAAACCTTTCCGTGTTGGGGGCTTCGGTCGGCGCAGCGTCGGACGAGTATCCCCGCGCGGTTCGAGCGCCGGCGGCGGCCGTAGGGGCGGCCGGCCGCTTTCTCGCGGCTCAGCAATAATCGGCTGCGGCGGAGTGATCTTGGAAAAATCCGTCGTCGCAATAAGCGTGCAGCTCATGCGTTACGGACCCTCTGGTACGGCAATGCCGAAATTGTTCAGCGTTAACGGGTCGGTCAGCGCTTTCGTCACGCTCGCTACGATCATGTCCGCAAAAGCCGTGCCCACGGTGCCCTGTACCCGCCGTGCTGTGGTAGACGCGGTCTCACCGTCGTCAGCAGGGACATAATATCGAAAAAACGTCATGTCGCCGGCGGCGGCAGCTTCTCCCTGCCACGCTTGGGCTGCGTCTTTTAGCAGCACGCCGTTGGTGGCTGAGGCAGCGAAGTCCAGCAATGTTGTACCATCGTCATCGACGGTAAACGTATACATCAGAGTGGCGTCGCCCGGTAGTGCATCATCCGGGCTAGACGGAATAGTCGCGCCTTTGTAGATGTTGATTTTTCCGGCATCCAGGGCGTCTTTCAGCGAGCCGGTCACTGCGAGGTAATCCCGCAGCCCGGTTGAAAATTTTGCCATGTTACTCTCCTAGTTGAAGAACAGGTTGAACTCAATACCGGACACCACGGTGGCTGAGTTTACTACGCCGGGCATATTAAACAAAGACTCGCCCACCGTGCCGTCGATTCGAGGGTAGTAATTGCTGTCAGTGCCCGGATCGTTGAGGTTCCATACATACCGCCACCACCCGGGTGTACCGGAGTCGTCGCCGTTGAATTGCCAGTCGCCGACATGCACGAGATGCGTCATACCTACGCCATCCAGCCGGAGTCCGCCCGTTTCGGCGCCGACTACAAACGGGTCTCCGTTTTCCGTGATGGAGCCGAGCAAAGTGCCGGTAGGTGCAAAGTCAGCGCTCTCCGGCTGTGGGCCTGAGTAGACGTCGATCTTGCCGCGCCACATCATCAGTCGAAGGCCCGCATCCCAGAGCATCGCGCCGCGAAGGCCTGAACTTAGTCGAATCATTAAGTGAACCTCGAAATGTAGCCGATCTGAACATCGTAATCTGTGCCGCCGATTGTAAACGTCACGGTGTTCGAGTAATACCGATGCGTGTCAGCCAACCCTCCGCTAAAGTTGCCGGTGCCTTGGTAGACGTCAGAGAACAACCCGTTTTCCTCAAGCACACCATCGCCGTTTGAAAGAGCGTTGATGCCTGCAGAAGACAGATTTGATAACCGAATACGCCATATTCCGTCGCCTTGGTCTGATGCATCAGCGACTACGAGTAGCGGTTCTCCAAACGGGTGCGTTACGAACGGGAATTCCCCAACGGACGTGGCGGTCACCGGGGCTGTGGCCTCAACGAAGAAGTCGACCGTGTCGGGCCCCCACGAAGCTATCTCGGGAGACGTCGGCGTGGCGCTCAGGCTCGGCATGT